GTTTTCATCTTCAAACCATCCGGCGCCGGCGCTGCTGCGGTCGGTGCTGATCAGCAGCCTCACCGTCGCAAAGACCGCGGCGTCGAACACGTCGATGCGCTCACGCTCCGCGATCTTCGCGTACTGGACCGCGTCGTCGGTTTTCTCCGTGGCCCGCACGTTGCTGACGCAGTACTCAAAAGGCTCCGCGTGCAGGTAGTAGAGGCAGCCGATCTTGGCCTTGTGCTCGATATAGCGGAAGCCCTCGCTCTTCTGCATGTAGAGCTGGGGCTGATCCTTGACCCGGAAGCCGGCCTTCCGCATGGCCGTGATGAAGGGCCGGGCGAACTTTTTGTCCTGGCCGGTCTCGCGGATTCGGAACCCGAAGCGCTTCCAGGCCTGAAACTGCTTCACCGGCTCCGACGGGTCCATGCTGGGGGTGTTCGGCATGTCCAGCCATCCGTCTTCCGCCCAACCGAACAGGGGGATCTGATCCTGGTCGGCCTTCTCCGCTGCCGCCGTGATCGGGAACCAGCAGTGCGGCACCAGTACCAGCACGTCCTCCGGCGGGGTCCAGTCCTTTGTCGCGGCCTTCGCTGCGGGGATCTCTCCTGCGAGGCAGGCGGCCGTCAGGTCGTGCAGCTTCGAGAGGTCGGCCCCGCCGAACCAGGCGGGCACAAGCTTCGTCAGATCTTCCTGGCTCCAGTTGTAGCGCCGGTCGGACCGGCGGAACTCTTCCACGTCGAACCAGGCCTTGAAGCTGGAGACGAACCGATTGAGGGACCTGGTCAGAAACTCCTTCCGCAGCCGCGGCTGCGCGTTGGCCTGCTCCGCTGCGGCGATCATGTCCTCCGGCCGGATCGTGATGTTGTAGGCCGGGTTCGCCGCCCGGTGGACCGCCGGGTTCATGAAGTCGATGCTGCCGTCCGGCTCTTCCGGCGCCTGCGCCAGGAAGACGTGCGTCCGGTCGGCGTCCACGCCGGTGACGGTCCCGCGGAGGATCTTCTCCATGTAGTCCCTCTTTTGGGCCGCAAAGCCCAGGCCGTCGTCGCCGGCGGTGAAGGTGCAGAGGATGAGCTTGTTGGTAAAGGCCTTCATGGAGTCGCGCAGGCGGGTGTATGGGATGTCGTTTTTATAGAGCTCCAGCTCATCCAGGTGAATGAACTGGGCATTGAACGAGTCGAAGAGCTCCGGCTTGAAGGCCAGCGTCTCCAGATCAATGAACCCGTCCCAGATCTCACCGGAGATCCGGTGCCCGAGGCTGCTGTCGAGCATCTGCAGGGGCACGTTCCGCGGGTTGCCGTCCGCCACCAGGCCCAGGCGCTTGAAGTTGTATGTCAGCCAGTTGAAGCCCTCCATGCCCTGCTTCAGGGATCCGGCCACCGTCTTGGCCTTGGCGCCGGACTTCCGGTACCAGAGCGCCAGGGAAGTCTGCAGGCCCTCGCCGGCGGTGGTCTTGACCGTCTTTCGCGGGGCGAACCAGTCCGCCTCCGTGAAGCGCCGGATCTGCGACCGCTTGAGGTAGAAGCCGCAGACGTTGTAAATGCAGAACAGGTGCCACGGCATCAGTTCCATCGGTTCGCCGCGCAGGGGCGTGCCGTCCATGCGTTCGCCCTGGCTGAAGCTGAACAGGCCCGTGATGATCTGGATCACAAACTCCGGCAGCGCCGGCCGGAAGTCCCATTTGTTGGAGTCCAGGTCATTCAGGAAGCGCCGCGCGCCCAGCTGCTGCATCTCTTCCACGTTCGGGTCCTTTGCCGTCTTCCTGGCGTATTCCATGACGGCGGGGAAGTGCGGAGCAGGGGAGACGCTCATCCCATATCCTCCGCCACGGCCGCAGCCAGGTCCTCATCCATCCGGTGGGAGATCTTCGCCGCGTCCTGCTGGTCCAGCTTGTCGGAAATAGCGGCAGCTTCAACCGCTGCGGGGATCCCCGCGAAGGGATCCTGGCGCGGATCCACGCCGAAGGTCTGCTGATAAACGCTCCGGGCCGCCGTCCGACTGCCCTCGCTGTTGCGAGGAACGACAAGCTCCGGACCCTGTTCGCCTTCGATGTAGAGCCCGAGTTCCGGACTTCCGCCCGGCGCGAGGTCATAACCGGCCACGCGCTCGGCGATCCGGTCGAGCTTGGCGGTGATCAGGTCCTTCTGCTCCGGCGCTTCGACTCCGGCTGCGCCGGTCAGCTTCCGGAGGGCCTTCGGAGTGAGGCCCAGGGATTCGCGGTGCTGAAGGATCTCCGCCCGCAGGCGCTGGATGATCGCGTAGTGCGGATCCAGGAAGGAAGGCTTCCCGCCCGGCGCTGCCGTGGCGCTCCACGCCTTTTCGGCTCGGGTGTACTCTCGCTCCACGCGGGCCAGGGTTTTGATCTCCGGCTCGAAGATTTCCTCGTAGATCCCGAGCGCCTGCATCTGCTCACGGTAGATCTGCTCCTTTGTCCGACCTTTGGCCTTGGTCGTCGTATCGCTCACAGCTTCGGCCTCCCGTTTTTCCATCCGTAGCGCCGGCGGTTGTCATTCAGCGCGTCGACCGTGTAGCCGTCGAGAAGGCTCTCGCGCCGACGCTGTTCCTGCATCGGCTTCAGGCTCTCCAGAAAAGCCGCCCGCCTGGGGCAGGTTGGTTTACATTCCGGTGTCCGGTCCGGACACTTGCGGTCGCATGGGTTCTTCATGTTTTGCCTCCGCCGGAAACGAAAAACGCCGGAGCCCGTTCCGCTGCTGCGGTAATGGACTCCGGCGTCGTGCGCTCCGGTCTCTGTCAGTATTCGTCATTTTGCACAATGCAGTTTATCCTGGAAGGGTCCAGCCCATGGCCTTCCGCTTCTCGGCGGTGAGCCCGAGGGCTTCGCCCAGGGTGAGGATCTGCTTGATCAGCTTGTCCTGAGCCGTGAGCCACTTGCCCACCTCTTCCGAGTCTCCCTTATTCAGCGCGGTCTGCAGCTGGTCGGAGACCTTTAGGTAATTGTTCTCCGCCAGAATGTACCGGGCGAGGGTCGGAACTTCCAGCTCGCTCAGAGTGCCCATGCGCCAGAACACTGGCGCCAGCTCTGTCCAGCGTGCCAGGAGGCTGCCGGCGAGCCACGCCGGCGCCTCCGGGCACGCTGGACGCTCAGCCGGCCGCGCCATCGTGCTGCACCGGGTCGAGCGCTGCTATGAGCTGCTCTTCTCTGGCTGATAGCTTCCATTTGACGGCTGCCGCCGAGAAGGCGAGGTAAAATCCGCCGCCGAAGATGGCCTTGCCGGCTTCCTTCTGCTCATCCATCGCGCGGGTGAAGCTGCAGAGGTTTTCCGGGATCTTCAGGACCTGGCCGTACTTCGCGAGCTTTGTCATCCTCGCGGGCGCAGCCACACAGTCCGGGTAGTCATAGTTCGGCAGATCCGCGGCCAGGGTCCGGAGGTTTTCGTCGTTGATCTTGTCCAGGACCGCGTACAGATCCGGCGCGATCTCGATCCGGTACTCACCAAGGTTGGTGACGAAGCTGGTGTTGATCTGCGCCTTGTTCTCATAGACCACGCCGACGCCGATCGGTAGATAGTGACAGGTGCCGGAGGCGATAGAGAACAGGGAAACGCCCGGCGCGAAAAGGAAGAACCGGACACCGTGGTCCTGATACCATCGGCAGATGTCCGACAGAATGGAAAACGGAGGATTGTCGATGACGACGCACCCGTCCGGGTATTCGTACTGCTGATAGTCTCCGCCGGGGAAGAACGGCCGGACGACCTCCGGCGTGCCGAGATCATAGTGCTGCAGCACCCAGGCCTTCACGGCCTCGAAGATGTTGGCAGGCGTGTAGCAGTCGTCGGTTGTCTTCTTCGGCTGCTTCGACTCCAGCCACTCCTGGTACTCTTCACTGTCCACGCCTTCGGTCTCCCAATAGTGGTCGGCCTGGAGGGCGTCGTCTGCAGCTTCCGTGTCGCCGAGCTTGATCCCGGCAGCCTCGAAGCCCACCAGGGTGACATCGAAGCCGGCGGCCCGGAGGGCCTGCGCCTCGCTGCGGAGGACGTCTTTGTCGTAGCCGGTCTCACCCAGGAGGTTGTCCGCAGGAATGAAGGCCCGGCGCTGATCCTCGGTCAGGTCCGTGATCGTGACGGTCGGCACCTCGGCCCAGCCTTCCGCCTGGGCTGCCAGCAGCCGGCCGTGTCCGTAGACGACGCGGTCCTGGTCGTCGATGCCGACTGGGACGATCATGCCAAACTCGCGCATGGATCTGCGGAGCTTTTCGATCTGCTCCGGCGGGTGAAGTTTGGCGTTATGTTCGTAGGGGTGGAGCTCGGAGATCTTCCGCAGTTCCATGCGGGTGACTGTTCCCATGCGTTCCTCCTGGCGTGTATCGTGTCCGCGATCATCTCCGCGGTTCACGTCCGCGGCCCGCGCGCGTCATGCGCGGAAACCTTGAAGCCGGCGCCGCCCGGCCCGGGATTTTCCGCCCCGGATTTTCCCGCCGCGTGTGCGCGGTGGGGTGGCCCCCGGTCATTCCGGGACCTCGCGAGAGTC